ATGATATTACCAACAAAAAATATTAAAATGCAGTATTCTCTGCTTAACTGTGGAGCTATTATCTTGGACAGACTGGATGATAGGGATACGGTTTCTGCAATATGGGAGAAAGTGTCTATTGAAGACGCCTTGCTAAACTATGATAAATTTGTTTATACTATGGATTTTTTGTTTATGATAGGAGCAATTGAATATAGTAATGGTTTGATTGCGAGGTGTCAAGATGATTAAGGAAATCAGGAGTAATAATCCTAAGTTTAAAACTATAAAATTTAATCGCGGATTTAACGTTGTATTGGCAGATCGAGAGAAAGCACAGAAAAAGGATGATAGCAAAGATACCAGAAATGGCGCAGGAAAATCTACGTTAGTTGAGATTATCCATTTTTGTTTAGGTGCAAGTGCAAGTAAAAATTCACCGTTCAAGGTGGAGGAACTAAAAGATTGGTCTTTTTCAATAGTGATGGATTTATTTAATAAAGACTATATTTTTACTAGGTTTGTAGATAAATCCAGTAAGATATACATTGATGGTGATGCGGATTTATTAGGCTTAGATATCAAATATGATAAAAAACAGCATTTATATTATGTAGGAATAACAAAGTTTAACGAATGTATGCTTTCAGTAATGTATAACTTAGAGAAGGATGACAAAAGAAAATATACACCTTCCTTTCGTGAACTGATTTCATACAATATACGAAGAGGTCTTGACGGTTATAGAAATGCATTTGAGTTTTTTTCAAAGCAAAAAGTCTATTCTGTTCAAGGTTGCAATGCTTATTTTTTAGGATTGAATTTGGATTATGCATCCCAGTTTCAAGAAATAAAAGATAAGGTTAAGGGGATTGGTGATTATAAAAAGGCCGCAGGATCTGGTATTTTAGGTAAGAAAAAACTTAATATTGGTGAACTTAATACAGAGATGATTACTTTGGAACAAGAATGTGCTGAATTGAAGAAGCAGTTAGAAAGTTTTAAAGTGCATCCGCAATATGCCGAAATTACGAAGGAGGCGGATCAGTTTACCGAGCAGATTCATAATATTGTAAATGAGGTAACGATTAAGAAACAGTTACTTGGAAATTATGAAAAGAGTGTCTTGTCAGAAGAAAATGATATGGGCTATTCTGATATAGAGCGAATATATAATGAAGCTGGTATTACTTTTGTTGGAACTTTAAAAAAGAAATTGGATGAGGTAATAAATTTTCATAATTCTATCATTGAAAATAGAAAAAAATATTTGCAAAATGAGATCAATAAAATCAATAGTAGTATTCTTGAACAAGAAAGTATTTTGGAGAATTGTTCTGAAAAAAGAGCTGCCTTGTTTGAAATTCTTGCAAATCATGGTGCATTAGAAGAATACACTGCAATGCAAGAACGATATGCGTTGGCATTACAAAAATTAGAAGAAGTACGTGAGAAACTTAGCTTGGCTCAGACAATTGAAGATAGCAAGAGCAGAATCACTATTGAAAATCAAGAATTATTATTGAAGTCACGAAGAGATTATATTGAAAGAATGCCTAGTTTGGAAAAGGCAATATCCATATTTAGAAATAATTCCGAGGCATTATATTCAGAACCAGGAACCTTGACCGTAGATTTAGAAGATACGGGATATAAATTTGGTGTTAATATAAAAAGAGCGAAAAGCCAAGGTATCAATTATATGAAGGTTATGTGTTATGATTTAATGCTAATGGAACTAAGAACGCAGAAACAACGATTTCCGGATTTTTTAATTCATGATAGTACAATATTTGATGGAGTTGATGAAAGGCAAGTTGCTAAGTCCTTAATACTTGCAATGGATAAGTCTGTGACTTGCAGCTATCAATATATTTGCCTGCTGAATTCAGATACAGTACCAGAAAAAGAAATGACGGAACAAAATCTGGAGATATTTAATAATTCAGTAGTTAGAAGAATTAGTGACAAGGATGATGAATCCGGATTACTGGGTATAAAGTTTTAAAAAAAGGGCATCTCTGCGGAGGTGCTTTTCTTTGTCTTAATTGTGGAGGATGTTAATGAAGCTATCATCTATTTTAGGAATACGGGGTGCAAGGGATAAGCCAAAAGACAGTTTCAGTGGTCCGGCTTATTCCTTTTTCTTTGGGAGGAGTACCAGTGGAAAAACGGTGAATGAGCGGACTGCGATGCAGACCACGGCGGTTTACTCCTGCGTCCGGATTCTGGCAGAGGCGGTGGCGTCATTGCCCATTCATGTCTATCGTTACACTAATAACGGGAAAGAGCGGGTGTATGACCATCCGCTATATTGCCTTCTTCATGATGAACCGAATCCAGAAATGACTTCGTTTGTATTCCGGGAGACATTAATGAGTCATCTTCTTGTGTTCGGCAATGCCTACGCACAGATTATTAGGGATGGAAACGGCAGAGTGATTTCTCTATATCCTTTGCTGCCGGATAAGATGGAAGTGGATCGGGATGAGAATGGCCGGCTTTATTATATTTACAGCCGGTACAGTGATGAGAATCCGAATTTCAAAGATTATGGCAGAGTATATCTGCAGGAGCAGGATGTACTTCATATTCCTGGGCTTGGATTTGATGGATTGGTGGGATATTCCCCGGTAGCTATGGCGAAGAATGCAGTGGGGATGACGCTGGCCTGTGAAGAATACGGAGCTTCTTTCTTTGAAAACGGGGCAACACCGGGCGGTGTGCTGGAACATCCGGGGGTGTTAAAGGATCCCGGCAAGGTTCGGGAAAGCTGGCATTCGGTCTATGGCGGCAGCAGAAACGCCGGAAAGGTGGCGGTGCTTGAGGAAGGGATGCGTTACCAACAAATAGGCATTCCGCCGGAAGAAGCACAGTTTCTGGAGACCAGGAAGTTCCAGATAAATGAGATTGCAAGGCTGTACCGGATTCCGCCCCATATGGTAGGGGATTTGGATAAATCCAGTTTTTCTAACATTGAGCAGCAATCTCTGGAGTTTGTTAAGTACACTCTGGACCCATGGGTAATCCGCTGGGAACAGTCCTTGCAGAGAGCCTTGCTGCTTCCGCAGGAAAAGCAGGAGTATTTCATAAAGATGAACGTCAATGGACTGCTCCGTGGAGATTACCAGAGTCGGATGGACGGTTATTCGGTAGGCCGGCAGAACGGATGGCTGTCAGCCAATGATATTCGGGAGATGGAGGATATGAACCTCATCCCAGATGAAGACGGCGGCAGTCTGTATCTGATTAACGGGAACATGACCAAATTAAAAGATGCCGGGTTGTTTGCCGGGAAGAACCAGATGGAGTTGGATACAGATTAGTAAAGATACATGTGGCCGATGGGTGCAATTCACCTGTTGGCTTTTTCTATGTTTTGAAATAGCAATTGGAGGCGGACAATGAAAAGAAAGTTTTGGAACTGGGAAAAAAATGAAACGAATGAGGAACGGACCCTTGTGCTGAATGGTGAGATATCAGATGAAACATGGTATGGAGACGAGGTAACGCCGGATCAGTTTAAAAAAGAATTAAATTCCGGCAGTGGAAACATCACTGTTTGGATTAACTCTCCAGGCGGAGATGTGTTTGCGGCGGCACAGATTTATAACATGCTGATGGAATACAAGGGAGATGTGATGGTGAAAGTGGATGCCCTGGCAGCATCGGCGGCTTCGGTGATTGCGATGGCTGGGACTACTGTATTGATGTCTCCGGTAGCCATAATGATGATTCACAATCCAATGACCATTGCCATCGGGGATTCCAAGGAGATGCAGAAAGCAGTAGGAATGCTGGATGAGGTCAAAGAAAGCATCATGAATGCTTACGAGATTAAGACCGGTTTGAGCCGGATCAGGATTTCCCATCTGATGGATGCAGAATCCTGGTTTAATGCTGGAAAGGCGGTGGAACTTGGATTTGCAGATGGGGTTCTGACAGATATACAGACTGTAAATGACAAGGGGAAGGGGATAGCGGAAAGCATGATATTTTCCCGGACGGCAGTAACCAACTCTTTGCTTTCAAAGCTGATTCCAGCACCGGAAGAGCCGAAAACACCAGTGGAGCAGTTGGAAAAGCGATTGAACCTGTTGACACATTAAATATGGAGGAGATTTGTTATGAGCAAGATTTTAGAATTAAGGGAAAAAAGAGCAAAAGCCTGGGAGGCAGCAAAGGCGTTCCTGGATACGAAGAGAGGAAATGACGGACTGCTATCCACCGAGGATACGGCCACTTATGAGAAGATGGAAAAAGATGTGGTGGATTTGGGAAAAGAGATTGAGCGGCTGGAACGGCAGGCGGCGATTGATGCGGAGCTGAATAATCCGACCTCTTCACCGCTTACCAACAAACCAAATGGAAATCCGGGCGGGGAAGAGAAAAAAGGGCGTGCTTCCGACCAGTACCGCAGGACTTTCTGGAATGCTATGCGTCAGAAGAATTTCTATGATGTAGAAAATGCCTTACAGGTGGGAACCGATTCTGAAGGTGGCTATCTGGTGCCGGATGAGTTTGAACAGACGTTGGTTGAGGCTTTGGAGGAAGAAAACTTCTTCCGTAACATCGCCACGGTCATCCAGACTTCCAGCGGTGACAGGAAGATTCCGGTGGTTGCAAGCAAAGGCGAAGCAGCCTGGATTGATGAAGAAGGTGCCTTTGTGGAATCCGATGAAACCTTTGGTCAGGTGTCCATCGGGGCTTATAAAGTTGGCACGATGATTAAGGTGTCGGATGAATTATTAAACGATAGTGCATTTAATTTAGAAGCTTATATCTCCAAGGAGTTCGGCAGAAGAATTGGCTCCAAAGAAGAGGAAGCCTTTTTTGTTGGTAACGGAACCGGTAAACCGACTGGTATTTTCAATGCGACTGGCGGAGCGGCAGACGGAACCACCACTTCCACGGCAAATATTTCCTTTGAGGATGTGATGGATTTGTTTTATTCGGTGAAGTCCCCCTACCGTAAAAAGGCTGTATGGGTACTGAATGACACCACGGTCAAGGCTCTGCGGAAATTGAAGGACAATAACGGAAACTATATCTGGCAGCCGTCTGTACAATCTGGTCAGCCGGATATGATTCTGAACCGCCCATACCATACTTCCGCTTATGTACCGGAGGTAGAGGCTGGCAAGAAGGTTATGGCTTTCGGCGATTTCTCTTATTACTGGATAGCAGACAGGCAGGGGCGCAGTTTTAAACGGCTGAATGAACTGTTTGCGGCTACCGGACAGGTGGGATTTTTGGCAAGCCAGCGTGTGGATGGAAAGCTGATTCTTTCCGAAGCGGTCAAGACATTGGCAATGAAGGCCGGAGCTTAAAGCAGAATCGTAGAAATGATATAGGAGAGGGAGATCCGGATGCTTGTGACGTTGGAAGAAATTAAGGGTTATCTGCGGATTGACAGTACGGAGGAGGCTGGGCTTCTCTTTTTTTTGGCAGCTACGGCAGAGAGTCTGTGCAGTGATATACTGCGGTATGGCTTTGGACCTGAAACGGAAGTGCCGGAGCCTGTCAGGACGGCGGTGCTGTATGGAATTTCTTATCTGTATGAGAACCGGGAAAAGGCGGACTTCAAAGAGTTGACATTGATGCTGAAGTGCTTGCTGTTCGGGCAGAGGGACGAGGTGTTCTGATGAAGATCGGACAGTGGCGGGAGCGTATCCTAATCCAGAAAAATAATATCACGAAGGATAAGACCGGAAACCAGAAAAATGTATGGGTAGATTACTATTCCTGCCACGCTTATGTGAATAACCTGTCCGGCCGGGAATACTGGGACGCGGCACAGGTGAACCAGGAGGCTTCCCTCTATTTTATTGTGCGGTACTGCAGGGAACTGGAATCTATGAACAGCACTTTATACAGGATTGTGTTCAAAGGGGAAGTTTACAATATCACCTTCGTGGATTTCATGCAGTACCAGAAGAAAACCATCAAGCTGCGGGCAGAGAAAGTGAAGAGGTAGGGTATGGCAGAACGAAGGGTGAGCGTAAACCAGATGGCAGATGCCATCGCCCAGTCCATGGAGGATTATGCGGATTTATCCAATGAAGTGATGAAGGAGTGTGTTACAGAAACCAGTAAGTCTGTGAAGAAAGAAATACAGACAAATGCCCCGGTGCATACCGGGAAGTACAAGAAAAGCTGGGCGGCGAAGAAGGTAAAGGAGAATGCCAATTCCCTCACCATGGTGATACACAGCCGTGACCGTTATCAGATTGCGCATCTTCTGGAACATGGACATGCGAAACGGGGAGGCGGACGTGTGGCTGCCATTCCACATATTGCTCCGGCGGAACAGAGAGGAGCAGAAGAACTGGTTTCCAGAATCGAAAGGGGGCTTTCGGGATGAACCATGAACAGGTAGTGGCAATGGCAGAGGAAACAGGACTGCCCTTTGCCTATGACCATTTCGTGGAGGGACAGTCGCCAGAGCCGCCCTTTATAGTCTGTCTTTATCCAGGCGCTAACAATTTTGCGGCAGATGGGATCACTTATTTCAAAGTGAACCGACTGCATCTGGAACTGTATACCGATGAAAAATCCATAGAACTTGAAGAAAAGGTAGAGGCTGTGCTTACCAGGCATGGCATTTTTTATGGAAAAAGCGAAGTATGGATTGAGTCAGAAAATCTATACGAGGTACTGTATGAAATGGAGGTTTAGTAAGTGGGAAATAAAGTGAAGTTCAATCTGTGCAATGCACATTATGCACAAATTAAGGCAGGAGAAAATGGGGAGAGTACCTTTGGGACTCCGGCGGCACTTCCGGGAGCGGTGTCCATCAGCCTGGATCCCAACGGAGAGCCGGAATCCTTTTATGCGGACGGCATTGAGTATTACATTATCAATAACAATATGGGCTATGACGGGGATTTAGAGCTTGCTATGATTCCAGAGTCCTTCCGCACGGACATTTTGAAGGAAGAAACAGATGCTAACAAGGTGCTGGTAGAAAACTGCAATTCGGAGACAGGCAGCTTTGCCCTGCTCTTTGAGTTTGATGGGGACGTGAAGAAGATCCGTCATGTGCTGTATAACTGTTCTGCATCCAGACCGAAGATTGAGTCAAAAACCAATGAGGAATCCAAAGAAGTGCAGACAGAAACGCTGACCATTAAAGCAAGGCCATTGGCAAGCGGCTATGTGAAGGCAAAGACTGGAGATTCCACTACTCAGACTGTATACGATAAGTGGTATGAAGCGGTGTATATGCCAGCCAGCTCTCCAGCAGTGGAAGCGGCACAGTTATCTGCTCTTTCAGCGCAGACCATAAGTAGGACAGCAACGTCAGTAACAGCGGAGAAAAAATCAGATACGAAAAAATCATAGGAGGCAGGAAAGGGCATGAGTATTATCAAGACAATTGAGATTGACGGAAAGGATGTTTTATTTAAGGCGTCAGCGGCGATTCCGCGGATTTACCGCTTGAAGTTCCAGAGGGACATTTATAAGGATTTACGGGCGTTGGAGCAGAGCGTGAACGGCTCGGAAGAAGGGGAGTCAGGGCTTGACCTGTTTTCTTTGGAAATGTTTGAGAACATTGCGTTTGTGATGGCGAAACATGCAGAGGGTTCTATTCCTGACACGCTGGAGGAATGGCTGGATGGATTTAATACATTTTCCATTTACCAGGTGCTTCCGAAGCTGATTGAGCTGTGGGGATTGAATGTGCAGACGGATGTGGAGGCTAAAAAAAACTTCGCCCAACAGAGCGTGAAATGACAACGCCGCTGTTCCTCCTGCGGTGTGTGCAGCTAGGACTTACTATGCAGGATTTGGAACTGCTTTCCATTGGACTGATTAATGACATGTATGCGGAGAGCAGGAATGATGAGTGTAAGTTTGCGGAAGTGGCAACACAGGAGGATATGGATAAGTTCTGATTTGCGTTGATTGAGCAGCCGTTTCCTGCTATACTGGTAGCAGAAAGCGGCTGGCAAAGTCAGCAGAAAACAGGAATTTGTAGGGGTGATATCTATGAAGAATATATCGCTGAGTTTAGATAAAATTGAGCGTAAGAAATGAAGATTTGATTTATTTGTATAGATTATTGTAACTGGAGGATGTTATATGAAAATAAAAAAAATGATGACTGTATCGAATGATTTAATAGATTTGTTCCGGAATCACGAATATGAACATTATGTACTATATTTGATGAAAGAGTCTCAAAGCGTGTTTCCAGGAGAATATAAAATGGTAAATGAGCAATCTCACGGAGAATGTGATTTTATTGAGGTAAATTCAAATACTAAATATGATGCAAAGTTACATTTTCTTAAAAATCAACTAGAGCTATTAACAGATGGCAAACGACATAAACCTCAAATTGAAAAATGGATAAAAATAATGCAGGCAGAAGCTTCTGATTTTGATCCGTTGGCTATTCGGAATAACAGGAATTACGATATCACTGAAACCCAATTGTATCAAATTATGAAGGAAGCAATTTTGAGAGATAAGGTTGATGAAAACATTATTTTCTTCTTGCCATACCCTATATCTCTTAGTATTAGTGGAAGTATCTTTTTACAGTTTTGTACTGATTATCTAAAAGCAATTTATAATAAGTTAACAGATGATATTGGTCTGAACGGGAGAAAAATATTTGTAATATATCCAGCTTCTGAAAAGAATCAATTCGCATTAAGAGATTTGAGTGCAAATCATACTGAATATATGATTTGTGCCGAATTGGAAAAATATTTTTCGTTTGAAGTGGTAAATGTAAATTAATAGTTTAAAACTCTTAATATATTGAGAATTATAACTTCCAAGTTGTTGGGATAAAATTTGAATTTAGGAGGTGTTTCTATGGTAAATTTAAAAGATAAACAAACTTATCAGATTAGCATGGAAGATATTATTGAGGAATTAGAAAACTCCGAGTATAAGGCAAGATATAAAATATATGATACATATCTTTGGCAAGATGCTGATAGATGGCGTAGAGGAAATAAATCCAAATTTCAACAATCGTTGGTAGATGATAATTTAATGTTTTTTGCATATATAAAATTTTATGTAGATGATGGTAAAAAATATGCCTTAGTTGCTGGGAAAAGTGGTTCTTACACTGTTAATACTAGTTCTGGTTGTGATCTTGCATTTTACTTATATCCCCAAAAAGGTCTTGCAAAAAAATGGATACACGATAATAAAAAGAAGTGGTGTCAAACAGAATTTTTGGTTATAGCAACTAATGCAAAAGAAAAAGAAAAAGAAAAAAGTTGCAAAGAGGCAGAGGAGATTGAAAAGTATCTAGTGAGTAATTTTGGACTTTTTGAGAGTTGAATATACGAATACCAAATTCCATTTTTCTTTGAGTTAAAATTATATATCTTAATAATAATTTTTACATAGACATCTGTCAAAAATGGCAGGTGTCTTTTCTATACATTTTTGAGCCTTTATTGGCTCTTTTTTTCTGTCCAAACGTAGGGAGGGGTATCCAATGGCCAACCGAATACAGGGGATTACGGTGGAAATCGGCGGAGATACCACCAAACTTACAACTGCATTAAAGGGTGTCAATTCGGAAATCCGAAATACCCAGTCCCAGTTAAAGGATGTGGAGAAGCTCTTGAAGCTGGATCCGCATAATTCAGAACTGCTGGCACAGAAGCAGAGGCTTTTGACAGATGCAATCGGGGAGACGAAAGGTAAACTGGAGGCGTTGAAATCTGCTCAGCAACAAGTACAGCAGCAGTTTGAGCAGGGAGAGATTACAAAAGACCAGTACGATGCCCTGCAGCGGGAAATCATCGAAACAGAGCAGAACTTAAAAGACCTGGAAAAGCAGGCAAAGGAGACTAATACCTCCCTTTCAGGGTTTACGCAGGCAGCAGAAAAGATTGGGAAGTTCGGGGATTCCGCAGCTTCCGCCGGAAAGAAGCTTCTCCCGGTTACCGCAGCCATCACTGTAGCAGGCGGGGCATCTGCCAAGATGGCAATGGACTTTGAAGACGCTATGGCGAAGGTGAATACCATTGCAGATACTACAGAAGTTCCTCTCTCGGAACTGGAAAAGGCAATCATAGACCTGTCCAACCAGACGGGTATTAGTTCCGCGGAAATTGCCAACAACGTATATGATGCGATTTCGTCAGGACAGAAGACAGGAGATGCGGTCAATTTTGTTTCCAATTCGACCAAACTGGCAAGAGCTGGGTTTGCAGAAGCTGGGAATGCATTGGATGTCCTTACTACCATAATGAATGCTTATGGTCTTGAGGCATCTGAGGTAACCAGAGTATCTGATGTGTTGATTAAGACACAGGATCTTGGTAAAACCACAGTGGGGGAATTGTCCTCTTCCATGGGAAAAATTATTCCTACTGCGAAAGCCAATGGTGTAGCCTTGGAACAGGTGGGGGCAGGATATGCGATTATGACTTCCAACGGTGTTGCAACTGCCGAATCCACTACCTACATGAATTCCATGCTTAATGAACTTGGTAAGTCTGGTACAAAGGTGTCAGATACATTAAAAGAGAAAACAGGAAAATCCTTTCTGGAATTGATGCAGGAAGGAGCCAGTCTTTCTGACGTGCTGCAGATTATTTCTGACAGTGCAAAGGAACAGGGGCTGGCATTTAGTGATTTATGGGGAAGTACAGAAGCTGGGAAAGCTGGACTGATTCTGCTTGGTGACAGTGCTGCAACTTTTAATGAAACATTGGTAGAGATGCATAATTCTACAGGAGCAACAGAGACGGCTTTCGGAAAACTGAACACCAATTCCTATACCATCCAGAAGGCTTTAAACCAGTTAAAGAACACAGCCATTGAACTGGGTTCTGCCATTATGAGTGCACTGGCTCCGATCATTATGGCACTGGCAGAGAAAATTCAGGCATTCACCACTTGGTTTTCCGGATTGTCAGATGGCACCAAAAAGATGATTGTAATCATTGCAGGTATTGTGGCGGCTGTCGGTCCGGTACTGATTATCATAGGTAAGATAGCCACGGGAATCAGTGCAGTAATGAGTCTGGTCGGTATGATAGCACCTGCCATTTCTGCTTTGATTCCGGTCATTGCCAGTGTGGGTGTACCAATCCTGGCTATTATTGCTGTGATAGTGGCAGTGATTGCCATTGGCAAGTTATTGATTGCTCACTGGGATGAAATCAAGACTGCGTGCATCAGCATCTGGACTGCGGTAAAGGAGTTCTTTGCCGGACTGTGGGAGAGCATTAAGCAGACAGCCGGTGCGGCATGGACAGCGATTTCCCAGTTCTTCTCCGCCATCTGGACAGGAATTTCCACGGCGGCACAGACTATCTGGAATGGGATTGCCACATTTTTCTCCACTTTGTGGGAAGGTATCAAGAACCTGTTCCAGACCGTGTTGACGGTAATTTCCACCATTGTCACTACTTACTTCAACATTTATAAGACTATCATCACTATAGTGCTGACAGCAATCCAGGCCATTTTCACTACGGTTTGGAATGCCATCAAGACAGTGGTCACAACGGTAGTTACGGCGGTGCAGACATTCCTTACTACGGCATGGAATACGATCCAGACAGTTATTACCACCGTTCTGAATGCGATTCAGAGCATTGTTTCTTCGGTATGGAATGGTATTAAAAATGTAGTATCCACGGTCATGAGTACGGTACAAAACGTGGTAAGCACAGCCTGGAATGTAGTGAAGAATACGGTATCTACGGTGCTGAATGCCATCAGAACCGCTGTTACAAATATTTTCAATAACATCGTAAACGGCATCGGTAGCTCCATGAGCAACGTATACAATGCCGTAAAGAATGGGTTTGAGAAAGCGGCCGGATATATCAAGGGACTTGCTTCCAGCGCCTGGAACTGGGGTGTGGATATTGTCAATGGAATTGCAGACGGTATCCGTAATGCCGTTGGAAATGTAGTGGATGCGGTCAAGAGCATAGCAGACAAAATTGCGGCATTCCTCCATTTCTCCGTTCCGGACGAAGGACCGCTTACAGAATATGAATCCTGGATGCCGGACTTCATGACCGGGCTGGCAAAGGGCATTGAAAAGAGCCGGGGGTTAGTGGAAAACGCCGTGAAAGGCGTGGCATCCGATATGGTGGTCAGCCCGCAGGTGCGTATGGCAGATATGATGGCACAGCAGGCGGCATCTACTAATTCCATCAGTCACTTGCTTTCCGGCATAAAGGATTCGGTAAGCGGAATCAATATAGGCGGTGCGGAAACCATCTGTATCCCGGTGTACCTTGGCGGTACCCTGCTGGATGAAGTGGTGGTCAATGCACAGAACAGGCAGAATCTCAGATCAGGAGGGCGGTAAATATGGCATTCATTCAATATCTGGTCTTTGACAGTGTGCCGCTTCCCATGCCGGATTCCTATGAAGTGGAACTGTCCGATGTGGAGGCGGATACCGGAGGGGAAACAGAAGCCGGAACCACGCAGAGGGATGTGGTAAGGAGTGGGGTGGTGACCATACCGGTTTCCTTTTCCTTAAGTCCCAAGTGGGTAAAGGCCCTGGCAGAATTTCGCAGGAAGTCTAAGATAACCGTGGAGTATTTTGACACAGAAACACTGGATATCCGTAAGACAGAGATGTATATAGAGGGTTATAAAGCAAGCCTGGTGAAAGATACCTCCTACAAAGGCTTATGGACGGTGTCCTTTACACTGCGGGAATTTTAAGGAAGGTGGTGTTTTCATGTATCCGGTAAGCAAAGCCTTTTTACAAGCGGTGCAGGAGAACACCCGGAAGTTCTGCTGGACTGGGAAAATCACCACAAAAGCAGGCATGGAATATTCCTTTAGCAATGAGGACATTGTCAAAGGTTCCGGGTATATTACCAGCCAATGCTGTGGAAGTACGGAGATAGAGATTGGAACGGTGTATGCTGCGGAAATGGGAATCACGTTGCATTCCGGGATTGACCGCTATACTTTGGAGGGTGCCAAAATCAGAGTAAGTTTTCACCTGGAAGTGTCAGATGGTGTGTACGAGGAAGTCCCTATGGGAATCTTTGAAATCAGTGAGGCAAACCGTACCATACGCTGTCTGGAAATCAAGGCATATGATTACATGCTCCGGTTTGAGAAAAGCTTCAATGGATTTGAAACGGCAGGAAATGCCTATGCGTTTCTGGCTTTGTGCTGTAAAGCATGTAACGTGGAATTGGCGCACACCCAGGAAGAAATAGAAGCCATGCCCAATGGCTCAGAGCTGCTATCGGTTTATACGGAGAATGACATTGAGACATACCGGGATGTGCTGTTCTATGTGGGACAGGTGCTAGGCGGGTTCTTCTGCATCAACCGGGAAGGAAATCTGGAGCTTCGTAAGTATGGGAATCAGCCTGTGATGACGGTTTCTGACAGGCATCGGTTTTCCAGCAGCTTCTCTGATTTTATTACCCGGTATACTGCTGTTAGTTCCACCAATATCAAGACACAGGTTTCCGAGTATTACGCATTGGAGCCGGACGATGGTTTAACTATGAACCTTGGCGTGAATCCACTTTTGCAGTTTGGATTGGAAGAAACAAGAAAAACATTGCTGGAAAATATACTTACAGATCTATCTATCCTCCGTTATGTTCCTTTTGATTCGGATACCATCGGCAATCCGGCACTGGACTTAGGAGATGTGCTGGTGTTCTCCGGCGGTCATGCGGATGAAAAACAGTTAGCCTGCGTCACTGGATACCAGGTGAAAATTAACGGGAAACACTCCCTGAAATGCGTAGGTAAGAATCCAAGACTGGCGCAGGCAAAGTCTAAGAATGACAAGAACATTTCTGGTCTGCTGAACCAGATTGAGGCGGGGAAGATAGGAATTCATACCTTTACCAATGCTTCTAAGTATACGGTGAATGATACAAGTGTGAAGATTATCAGCATTGAGTTTGCGGCGTCAGAGGAAACCCATGTGCAGTTTTTTGCCATAGTTCTGGTAGATGTAATAGCGGATATCAAGGAGCAGACCGGAACGGCAGCAGGAACCATTGTTGTTCCAATTCCTGCACAGGGCGAAGATGGAAAGGAAACCACACAAGATATTTCCGTAAATGTAGAATTGCCGGTCACATTTTCAGCAGATGGGAAGGCGACGGCTTTTGTGAGGTACGAATTCAACGATGAGGAAATTCTGACTCATTATCCGGTAGAGAACTGGGACAGCGGAAAGCATGTACTGCCGTTGTACTACCCAATCGAAAATCTGATTCCGAACTTCACAAACACGTTCAATGTGTATCTGAGAATGGAAGGCGGAAGCGGAACCATAGAAACGGGTGGGTGCATCGCTTCCGTCAGCGGACAGGGCATGGCGGCGGCTCTGGCCTGGGACGGGAAGATTACGATAGAGGAAACCATCTCTGCATTCCGGCTTGGAGCAGGGTTTATGGTCAAAGACTTTACAGAGTCCATCGGCATAGAAACTATGGAACTGGTACAGAGGCAGATGGCTGACAGTATGGGCAGGATTTCCATTGGCGCATTTGGTTTACCAGTGGATAACAGTTAAAAGGAGGTTGTAATGAAGATAAAAGGAACGATGACATTGGAACTTACGGATGTAAATACCGGGGAGGTGGAAACAGTGGCAGAGGAAAACATGATTACCAATGCCGTGAATCACATCTTTGGGCTGAATCCATTGGGTGTTTTTTATGAGGCAGCAGCCAGCATTGACGGGATTGAATGGAACAAAGGGTTACTTCCCATCTGCCCAAATATGATTGGAGGAATCCTGCTGTTCTCCAAAGCACTGGAAGAGAATGCAGATAATATCTATTCCTCATCGGATAACCTACCGGTGGCTTATGCTTCCAACAATGTGAATTCTACGGCAAATGTGGCAAGGGGAAGTTTAAATCTGACGGAGAGTAAGATACTGGAGAATGGCTACAAGTTCGTATGGGAATTTACACCAAGCCAGGGGAATGGAACGATTGCAGCGGCAGCATTGACCAGTGCACAGGGCGGGACAAATGCCTATGGAAGCCTGATAGATGACAGCACCACCTTTTTGCAGTTAAAGAGTGTGGATATCGGCAGTCTGTCCAATGAAAAGCAGTTGGTGCTGTTTGAAACGGTGGAAGTGGATTTTGAGAATGACCTGCTTTACTCCATTACTTATCAGGATTCTGCTGTTCGGATCCGTAAAGTCCGTGTCCCCATTTTCAGTATTGGACTGAACGAGAAACTGGATGATACGACTTATACGGTATTGGAGGATCAAGTAATCCAGACCACCACCTTCCGTTTTTTAGGAAAGTATACACTTTATGGAGAATTTTTGGATGGTGCGGATGGCTATTGGTACGGATTTTCCAATGAGGGAAATTCCTCCGGCAATGCTGCCATGGTGTGGGTAAAAATCTCAAAGGCTGATTATTCCATGACAGAGGGAGAGTGGGTACTTTCCAATGCAATGCTCATAGATGTGGGAAAACGGGACGAGAGCGGTTCTTACCCGGAGCGGGTTCTGAAATGCTGTATGCGGAAGGGATATCTGTATGTTATGGCAAATAATAAAGAAGGTGTATATAAGATCAATACGGCAAATTCTTCTGATGTAACATTGATTCATTTAGGGTTCACTTCCAAATGGAAACCGCTTTGTGACAAAGGGACCTGCGAGGTTTATATGATCCTGATTGGTAATTTGATTATCGGAGGAGATTTCCAGATTACAATTGATGATAAGGTTATCCAAACACAGGGGAGTGCAAGACTGAATGACGCGGCAACACCATTGCTTCAGTACAAAAACTTCCTGCTGGGATGGGGTGGAAGCTACGGTTCCGAATACCGGACCATGTACCTGCTGACACCTTATCTGGCATCTATTAATAACCTGTCTTCGGCAGTGGTGAAGACAGTAGATAAAACCATGAAGATAACGTACACACTGACACAGGAATGAGAATATTCCAAATCACAGTAGCTGGGCAGCTTTCGGGTTGTCTTTTTTTGTGCAGAAAAATAAAAGGAGGGCAGCACGATGAAGGATGTTGCAAATACAATGCAGTATATTTTTGCCGCCATGGGCGGTTCACTTGGAGCAGTACTGGGCGGTTTTGACGGGTTTTTGTATGCACTGATTGTTTTTGTTGTAGTGGATTATATGACAGGAGTCATGGTTGGAATTTTGAATAAGGAACTTTCCAGTCAGATTGGTTTCCGTGGGATTTTCAAGAAGGTTGTGATTTTTTCACTGGTGGCGGTGGCACACATCATTGACACCCATGTGATTCAGAACGGAAGCGTCCTGCGGACAACCGTGATTTTCTTCTATCTGTCCAATGAAGGGATTTCCATTCTGGAAAATGCCGCTTTGATTGGACTTCCCATTCCAAAGAAGATGAAGGATGTCCTGGAGCAGTTGAAGGAGAATGAAGACCATGAAGGTAAATAGGAGTTATGTGTCATCTAATAACACTTACAGCGTAAATAATCCGCAGTATATCGTAATCCACAATACTGATAATTTCCGATCTGGAGCGGATGCCCTGACTCATGCCAAAGCACAGTTTAATGGGAACTTAAACACCTCCGTACATTATTATACGGATGATAATGACACGGTATACCAGGCAGCTTCCCATGACCGTGGGTGCTGGCATGTAGGTGTAAATTATGGCGGGCGGCTGTTTGGAACCGTGAACAACAAGAATAGTATAGGTGTGGAAATGTGTGTACAGGCAGGGTATGACTTTAATAAGGCGTTTGGCAATACGGCGGTGTTTATCCGGCAGTTGATGGCGGAGACGGGGATTCCGGCGGACAGGGTGATACAGCATTATGATGTGTGTGCTAAGAACTGTCCTTCCCAGATTCGGGCAAGGGGAATGTGGAAGGAATTGAAAAGTCAGATTGGGAGCGGCAATGCAGTAGCGGATGGTTCGTACCAGCCAATCAAGCCGCTGTCCGGGTTCGTAAAGGTGTTCTATAAAGGTCGTGATGGGTTGAATGTACGGAACAGCCCCTGTATGGGGGATAATGTGGACCATGTTGTGTATAAAGGGGTGTATACAGTGGAGTGGATTAGTGAGGACGGTGCGTGGTATAAGCTGAAATCAGGGCTGTTTGTAACAACGGATAGGCAGTATGTGCAGTTTATAGAGAAGCAGCTTAAGGCGCCTTGTTATCTGGTGAAAGTGGGCATAACGGATTTGAATATCCGCAAAGGGCCGGGAACAGACTGTGCAAAAACCGGAAAGTTTACGGGAGCCGGAGTATTTACCATTATGGAGGAAGCGGACGGTCAGGGGGCTTCTAAGTGGGGGTTGCTAAAATCCTATCAGAAGAAACGGGATGGGTGGATATCGTTGGATTATGCAACGAGGATTTAGATGGCGGAAGAAGATGATAGGAGTAGGAATTTTCGTGATGGTGAGTTAAAAGTTTAATCTTGTAATTCGTGAAATGTCTAGCATTTTTTTGTATGGAGGAAATCTGTCTATGAAAGAAGTTCCCATCTGGGAAAAGAGTAATTTGACATTGGAGGAAGCAGCAGCCTATTCTGGAATTGGGGTAAATAAACTTAGAAAAATATCTGATGACGAAGGATGCCCGTTTGTTCTTTGGATAGGTTCAAAAAGACTAATTAAGAGAAAGAAGCTGGATGAATACACAGAAAAGCTATATTCCATCTGATTGGATGAAAAATTGGTAATATCAAAAGGATATGGATATTGAATATAGATATTATAGCACAGGGACAGGCATTGACGTTTTTTTACAAAACGGTACTTGTTTAATGGGCGGTGTCCCAGTATAATAAATACACGAACACCGTCCATTTCCTGTTGTGCGGAAAGGAGTTTATATGGCAGGAAAAGGGCAAACAAGTAAAAGGAAAGATAAAGATAGAATCGTTCTTCGGACAGGGGAAGGAGAGCGTCCTAATGGTACTTATGAATATCGCTGGACAGATGTACATGGAAACCGTCACCGGGTTTATGCAAAAACACTGGAACTTCTCCGTGAAAAGGAAGAAGAAATCCAGAAGGATAAATGCGATGGCATCAAGGCAGAAGCCAGGTATGTGATGGTCAATGATGTGTTTGATATGTGGCGGCAGTTGAAGCGGGGGCTTAAGGACAATACATTCCAGAACTATCAGTATATGTATAATATGTTTGTACGTCCTGATTTTGGAAAGACGAGAGTGTCCTCTTTGAAGAAGTCGGATGTGAAGCGGTTTTACAATACGCTGGCGGATGAACGGGGGTTGCAGGCTTCCACGATTGACAGTGTTCATACGGTGCTTCATCAGGTGCTGGACATGGCGGTAGATGATGCGTATCTGCGTGTGAATCCTTCTGATAATGTATTGAAAGAATTAAAGCAGTCACACATCTTTAAGACGGAGAAACGCAGAGGATTGACAAAGCCGGAGCAGGAGCTGCTTATGGATTTCCTGCAGAGAAATCGCACCTATAACCACTGGTATCCGATTATTGCCGTAATGGTAGGAACCGGACTCCGGGTTGGGGAAGTAACAGGGCTTCGTTGGTGTGATATTGATTTAGCGGAAGGTTTGGTAGATGTGAATCATACGTTGGTCTATTACGATCACCGGGAAACTGATGGAAAGAAAGGCTGTTATTTTAATGTGAACACGCCAAAGACCAAAGCTGGTGTACGGCAGGTGCCGATGCTGGGCTTTGTGAGGGAAGCGTTTCTCCGGGAACGGGGGTATCAGGAGGTAAATGAAATTAATTGTACGGTGGCGATTGATGGATACACGGATTTTATCTTTGTAAACCGCTTTGGAGCAACCCAGCATCAGGGAACCTTGAATAAGGCAATCCGCCGTATTATTCGGGACTGCAATGATGAGGTGCTTTTAAGAGGAGAAGCAGACCCGGTGTTACTGCCGCATTTTAGCTGTCATTCTCTCAGGCACACGTTTACGACAAGAATGTGTGAGGCGGGTGTGAATGTAAAGGTAATTCAGGATGCATTGGGACACGCTGATATTTCTACTACGCTGAATATCTATGCAGATGTGACGAAAGAGCTGAAAAAGGATGAGTTTTCCGGGCTGGATTTGTATTTTAAGAATGGTTCACAGCAGGACAGTACTTCTACAGCGGTTTAA